CTGGGAGGACCAGCAACCCATGGATATCTCCGTCAAGACCACCGTCTACCAGAGCGAGGACCGGGCGTGGCTCGCGTCCGCGCACGGCACGGACGCCACCGAGTCGATCACCGTGTTCACCGCCGCGTTCACCCGCGCGACGCACTACCCCAACGGGTTCATCCCGTCCGGGATGCCGGTCGCCCTGATCACCACCGGGCCCGGGGCAGGCGCGTACGGCCCGTACAACCCGGCCCTGACCAACGGCCAACAGCACGTGGCGGGCCATCTGTTCAGCGCTGTGCCGGTCCGCGACAACCCGCCCGCCACGGTCGGCGCCGCCCTGCACTGGCACGGCTCCGTGCTGGTCAGCCGGCTCCCGGCCAACCACGGTCTGGACGCCGCCGGCATCGCCTCCATCACCACCATCCGCTACCGGTAAGGACCCGCCTCCTGTGACGATCACCTACGACGTTGTCGAGCCCGCCGTCCTCACCGGCTACGTCCGTGAGGTACCCGGCCCCGCCAACTACACCCTCAACCAATGGCTGCCCGACGAACAGATCGCCGACATCGAGGCGGCCTTCGACACCGCCATCAAAAAGAACACCGCGGCCAAATTCCGGGCCTTCGACGCGGAAACCCCGGTAGGAAACCGACCGGGCTTCCAGCGCAGCAGGGTCATGCTCCCGCCGCTCGGCCAGAAAACCGCGGTGGCCGAAGAGGAACGCCTCAAGCTGGAACGCGCCCGCACCAAAGGCGACAACTCCGGCGCCATGGTCGACGCCGTCTACAACGACGCCGAAATCAACACCAACGCCGTACGCGCCCGCATGGAGCTGGCGCGCGGGGACGTCCTGACCGACGGCCGATTCACCCTGACCGGCGAGAACGGCCTGACGTTGGAAGCCGACTTCGGGGTGGCCCCCTCCCACCTGCCCGTCGCCACGATCCCGTGGACCGACCACACCAACGCCGACCCGATCGACGAAATGCAGGGCTGGGCCGAGCTCTACACCGACGACGCCGGCGAACCCCCGGCCTGGGCATTGACCTCCCGCGCCGTGATCGGCAACATGCTGCGCAGCGCCAAGGTGCGCCAGCTCGCCGCCGGCAACGGCGTCACCCCCAGCATGATCAGCCGGGCCCAGCTCAACGCCCTGCTCGAGTCCTTCGAACTGCCGCAGCTGGTCAGCTACAACACCCAGATCGACGTCGACGGCATCGCCACCCGGCCCATCCCCGCCAACCGGATGGTGTACCTGCCCGCCGACCCGCGCACCCTCGGCCTGACCTACTGGGGCGTCACCGCCGAAGCCCTCGAACTGGTCGGTGGCACCAACCCGCAGCTCACCTTCGAAGACCTCCCCGGCCTGGTCGGAGTCGTCATGAAAGACGGCGACCCGGTGAAGACCTGGACCAAGGTCGGCGCCGTCGGCATGCCCGCCATCGGCGACCCCCGCAAGCTGCTCACCGCCCGGGTCCTGCCATGAGCACCCCACGCCGGTTGGCCACCTGGGTCGTGCTCGACGGCAAGGCATACGGGCCGCACAGCGACCTCACCCCCGAGCAGGCCGCCCGGATCACCAACCCCCTCGCCTGGGGCGACGACCCGCCCCCGCCCGACACGACAGCCGCCACAAGCAGCGGACCCGGGCCGAGCACCATGTTCCACACGGGCGGCGACGAGCCCGCCGACCCGCACCCCGCCGCACAGATGGCGCCACCCCGGGCGGGCCGGGGCTCGAGCGTCGAGGCGTGGCAGGCGTTCGCGGCGGCCCACGACGTCGACATCCCGCCCGGCGCGGACCGCGCCGCGATCATCGCCGCGTGCGAGCACGCCGGCCTGCTCGACCCGTCGGCCGACTGAGCCTCGGCGGTGCCGCCGCCGATGCGGCAACCCCTCGACTCGAACCGTGCGGTGAGGGGGTGAGCCGGTGGACATCGGCGACACCGTCGAGATCACCTTCACCACCAGCCCGGCAGCCACAGTCACCGCCACCTGGTCCCGGCCGGAGGGGCAGATCGTCGTCGACCAGATCCCGGTCACCGAAACCCCGCCGGGTAGCGGCCGCTACCCGGCCACGTTCCTCGGCGACGCCGAAGGGGTTTGGCGGGCGGTGTTCCGCGCCACCGGTACGGCCACCGCGGTCGAGGCGTACTATGTCCGGTTCCGTTCCATCACCGGCCCGGCCCCGTTCGCCGGGGTCGACGAGTACACCGAGCTGTTCGGGGCGCTGTCGGCCGCGCGGGAGAGCCTGGTGCGGGCGCTGCTGCGCCGGGCCTCGCAGCTGGTCCGCGACGCCCACCGCAGCGTCGATGCGCGGATCGCGGCGGGGACGGTGTCGGCGGACACGGTCGGGCTGGCCGTGTTGAACATGACGGCCAGGGTGATGCGTAACCCGAACGGGTTGCGCTCCGAAACCACCGGCCCGTTCAGCCGCGCCTACGACCCGGACCTGGCCAGCGGCCTGCTCACCCTCACCCCCGCCGAGGACGCGCTACTCGCGGCGCCGACACCGGGGCGGCGGCGGGCCGGCACCATCTGGGCTAGGCCGGGCCTCGGGGCGGGTCATGTTCGGCGGTAACACCGAAACCGTCGTGATCGTCCACCCTCTCGGCCGGGACGCGTTCGGCGACCCGCTGCCCGGTACGGCCACGGAGACGACGGTCGAGGACTGCCTGTTCGCGCCGGGCGCGTCTCGGGAGCTTGCGGTCGACGCCGACCAGTTGCAAGCGGACGGCACGGTGTTCGCCCCGCCCGGCACCACCGTCACCGCCGTCGACCAGGTGCGGATCCGTGGCGTGCTGTACGAGGTCGCCGGCGCCCCCCGGGACTGGTTGGACAGCGTCGTGGAGATCCCCGTCCGCCGGGTGACCGGCTGAACCCGCCCTCCAGACGACCAGGGTGGGGGTGGTGGTCGTGGACCGCGTACGCGTGCGGTTCGTCCTGGACCGCAAGGGGATCGCCGCGTGCGCGGTCGGCCCGGAACTACGGGCCGCGGTGCACGACATCGCCGCCTCGGCGCTGCCGTACGCGGAACTGATCTCCCCGGTCGACACCGGCGACTACGCCACCTCCTGGGAACTGGTCGACACGATCGTCACCGACATCGGCCACCCGCCGATGGCGCGGGTCGCCGCGCAGCTGACGAACACCTCCGACCACGCCGTCCTGGTCGAGGTCGACACCCCGAACAGCCCCGGTCACCGGGTGCTGGCCCGGGTGCTGGACTGGATCGACGTGCTCGGGCGCAGCGGATGGGCGCCGTGAGCACGCTGCCGCGGTTTCCCGACATCCACCACCTGCTGATCACCGTCCTCGAGGCCCTCGCGGGCGGCCGCGAGCATCTCGGCATCCAAACCCCGGCCCAGCTGGCCGAGCGGCTGCCGTTCATCCGCATGGTGCGCACCGGCGGGCTCAGCGACCGCGTCTCGGACTACGCCCGGGTCACGATCGACGTGTTCGGGCCCACCTACGCCGAGACCGAGCAACTCGCCGCCCGCGTCCACGAATATGTCACCGGCAGCCGGCTGCGCGCCGGCGGCGCCGTGGTCGACCGGGTCGCCGTCGACCAGGCGCCGGTCGAACTGCCCTGGTCACCGCAGATACGCCGATTCCAAGGCCGCTACCTGTTCGTCTGCCGCCGCACCCGAGCGCAGTAACAACCCCTGTCTGATCCGTTTGCCCGCATGCGTGGGCGCTCTGCCTATGGGAGGTGAGCGCCGTGTCGTACGCGGCGTTGCAGGCCAAGAAGGCCGAACTCATCCGCAAATCCCTCGACGGGTCGGTGTTCGTCGCCCCGATCACGGTGCCGTCGCTCAATGCGATCACCACGACCGGTGGGGAGCTGGTCACTCTGCCCGCCGGGTGGGCCGACCTCGGCCATCTGAGTTCCGACGGCGCCTCGTTCAACCGAGACACCTCGCTGTCGGAGGTCAAGAGCTTCGGGAGCACCGAGTCGACCCGCTCCGATGTGACCAGCGACATCATCTCGGTCGCGATCACCGCGCAGGAAACGAAGCTGCAAACGATCGGCCTGTATACCCAGGCCGACTTCGCGGCGATCCGGGCGACGGCCGGCACGGGCGAGGTTGCGATCGCCAAGCCCGACCGGCCCAAGACCCGCCACTATCGGCTGCTGGGGCTGTTCGTCGACGAGAACGAGTTCGGCGAAATCTACTTCGGACGG